TCCCATTCCTATTTTTCGTGGGTTATTTGAAAAAATCCCCGGCGCACCAAAATCTAGGATAGCCATTCTAGCAGCAGCTTTCATTTTAGCGAGTGGCCTTACCCCTAATTCTTCCCATGACTTGCCTACTTCTTCGCCATTGTCTACCCCTTCCATAGCGGTTTCAAGTTCCTCTGATTCTTCGTCGATTTCCGCAACTCCCTCCCCTTCTCCGCCCCAAATTGAAAATTCATATTTCAATGTCACATTTATTGATGTTGGACAGGCTGACAGCGCACTTATAGAATGTGATGGTCATTTTATGCTGATTGATGGGGGAAATGTTGCAGATTCCTCTAAAATATATACAGTTCTTAAAAATCATAATGCCAGCCACTTAGATTATGTTATTGGCACTCATGCACATGAAGACCATATTGGTGGCCTAGCCGGTGCCCTTGAATACGCATCGGCGGGTACTATATTTTGCCCCGTAACAGATTATGATAGTGACGCATTCCAAAATTTTAAGAACCGTGCTGATATCAACGGTGGAATTATTATCCCTTCTGCTGGCACAGAGTTTTCTTTGGGTTCTGCTTCTGTGCATATCCTTGGGTTAAATGCCAGTGATGATACGAACGATACTTCTATTATTTTGAAAATTACATATGGTAACACTTCGTTTTTGTTTACTGGCGATGCCGAATATGCTGGGGAACAAGCTGTAATTGGAGCTGATTTGTCCGCAGATGTATTAAAGGTCGGACATCATGGCAGCGAAACTAGTACTTCATATCAGTTCTTGCGTGAAGTTATGCCGAAATATGCTGTTATTTCTGTAGGTACGGATAACAGCTATGGACATCCAGACGATGCCGTGTTGAGTAGATTGCGTGATGCAGATGTCAAAGTTTTCCGCACCGATATGCAAGGCGATATTACAATAGAATCTGATGGCGATTCTCTTGTAGTCACTCCAACTAGAAATGCTGATGCTGATACCAACCCAACGCAAACAGATGGAAGCGGTCAAAAAGCCACTTCCCAACAGCAGGAATCAACTGTTCATCCTACGCCTGTTCCAGCACAACCCACTCCTACACCAAAGCCTGCCCCTCAACAGCCATCCCAAGGGAATATGGTTTGGATAAGTGGTAGTGGGAAAAAGTATCATAGCAATCCTAATTGCAGCGGCATGAAAAACCCATGGCAAGTTTCACTAAGTGAAGCGCAGGCCATGGGCAGAGAGCCATGTAAAAAGTGCTATTGAGCTTGGAAATAAATTTATTCAAATACTAAGGTGAAACCCATGGCAAAAAAAGACTGGCTTTATAAAGAAATGCAGGGCATCCTTTTTGCGAAAAGCGGAATCAACGTCCAGGCGGATTTTGTTGTTCCAATCGACGATACCCTTGTTCCACCCTATCATCATGGAGATTATCTGCTTATCCATGCACAGCCAGATATTTTCGAGGGTGAGCTTGGTCTCTTTGTTATTAACGGGAAACCCCACATCAAAATCCGAGAAGAAAAGTTTCTCACGTCTCTTAACTCAAATATTCTCCCCGTTCCTTTCAATGACGCTGTACAATGCCGCGGAAAAGTTGTGGGCAGGCTAAAAGCTGCGTGCATCGAAAAAATAAATCCTGTTGAAAAATCAAACTAATCCCGTCCAAATCTCAGAGCAATAAAATAAAAAACGCCCCGGTGCTACCAACACCGAAGCGTTTTGATAGAATAGCTTACCCGTAGTGGGCAATCCATCCTCGCAAATGGATTATACCACCTTCGGGCAGGCTTTGACAAGTGCACCCAGGAGGTGTTTTTTATATAGCAAAAAAGCGGCCCATCGAAGGCCGCTCCACTCGTCCGGCGTACTTACAGTACGCTTAATACTGCTATTTTTTGTATCTAAGTAATTGAATCAGTTCTTTTCCACTGAGATTCTTTTTTTCGTCTTTATCAAGAAGCCTCCGCTGAAATTCTTGAAATCCCTGCCTAGTGTAAAATTCAAGCAATGGTTTCTTGTCTTCGCACTCAACATAGCAAATTCTTCCACCCGCAATCAATTGAATCTTTTCAATCTCCATTAAGGCTATGCCAATCAAGTCATTTCCGCTAATCAGGCAATCCGCCCCGTCCGTATAATTTTTCCCAAGTTGAGCAATCAAAGGCGCTGGAACAGTAAGATTCCCATCTATAGAATCTCCAATTGAGAAGGATTTGACTTTTCTATATTGAGTATTTGAAAAGATATCACGAGGAATTGAAAAAGCTTTCGTAGTGAGAGTAAAATACCCTACTAATATCAAAGAATCGGTTTCTCCAACATCGCAGAACACCAAATGTGTAGGCGCTAATGCAGATTTAGAAAATTGCACAGCTCTATGATGAAGAAAATATTCAACGTCCCTATTAAGCGGACAAGAAAAATTGGAGAGGATGTCATTGACCTTTTCCTCTCCAATTTGTTCAATCAACTCTTTTAACGAAAACCTTCTGTAAACTCCCATCGAATTTTTACACACATCCCTTAAAAATTAGAATCTGTCCAAATACTTTTTAATGTCTGTGCCCCTCACTTCTTCGCAAGGTTTTGACAATTCGATTTTACGTGAAGTAATTAAGGCGGATTTTTCGATGGCATCAACAAACCGATTTGCGTCACTTTTGGACTTAAACTGAACCATTTTCTGAATGCTCTTCGTAGCCATAATGAAAAGCCTCCTCTCTACTTGGCGAACAATTCCTTTAACCACAATATAAAAATGGACAAATTTTTCTAAAACTCCACTTTTTACGAAAAATTAAGGTTAAAGGGCTTGCCTGCCTAAAAGCATGCTAAGCCCGCCTAAAGCATCTATAATCATCCATCACATCTATATTATATGCACAAGCCGGATTAAAAGTAAATAGATTTCATTGGAATTTTCACAGTGAAATATTCCATACCTTTTTTAAAATGTTTGTTTTCTCAGGTTATTGAGTGTATTTTTTGGAGGTGGTTTTATATGGCAAAATCCAAAAAGCGTGCAGATGGCCGGTATGCGCGGCAAATTTACTTGGGCATCGATGCACAGGGAAAACGGAAATATAAAACAATTTATGCCGCTACTGCAAAAGAGGCGGACAGGATGGCCGCCGAGTATCGTTCGGCTCTCGGAAGGGGGTTAGACCCCTTTGCGTCAGCCCGTACCGTCAAAGACCTGTTGGATGCTCTGCTGAACGCCAAGCGGGCGCAGGGCGTTGGCGCAAGCTGGCAGCGCACACTTGAGATTTATGCGCGGCATCTTTCCCCGCTTTGGCCTGTGCCTGCTGCGAAAGTACGGACGGCAGATATTCAGCGCCAGATGAACGCTTTGGCCGAGAATGGGCTGTCACATAAAACGCTCACCGAAATATTGTGTACCATCAAGTCTGCCTTTGCTATGGCAATTCCTGAAATCGTGCAATATAATCCGTGTTTGCGCGTCGTAGTCCCCGCTGGACGGCCATCGCAAAAGCGTGGTTGGTTGGATGTTGAGCGCCGCCAGTGGATAATAGACACGCCGCACCGGGCGCGGCGTGCGGCCATGCTGATGATGTTTGCAGGGCTGCGGCGAGGCGAAGCCACCGCGGTAACTTGGCCGGATATAAATCTGGACGCAAGGACTATTCTGGTCTCTAAAAGCTGGGATTTCGTCGCAGATAAACTCAAACCCCCAAAAACAGCAGCAGGCAAGCGCGTGGTGCATATCCCCGTTATACTGGCCGATTTTCTCCGGGCCGAGCGCGCGGCAGACCCCGATACCCTATATGTTATCCATACTGCCAGAGGTGCCCGCATGACAGAAAGCGCATGGAGGCGTCTGTGGGCAAGCTATATGGCAGACCTTAATATCAAATATGGATACCACAACGCCATGAATAAATACGCCACGAACAAAAAAGAAGCAGATGGAAAGCCCCGTGGCCGTCTGCCTATATTGATAAACACTTTTACCCCGCAGGAGCTGCGGCATACTTTCTGCACACTCCTTTATCTTGCCGGTGTAGATGTCCTCACTGCGCGTGACCAGATGGGGCATAGCGACATCAGCGTTACACTTGGCATTTATACTCACCTCGATAAATTCTTTAAGGCCCGAAAAATGCATAAACTGGATGATTTTCTTTCTGGCTCCACAGATGCAAGTCAAATGCAAGTCAGCGACACGAACAAAATGGCCTGATAGGCCGCTTTCTTCCTATTTTTCCCTTCGGCTCCGACCCGGAAGGCCGCTGGTTCGAATCCAGTCGGGCGCACCAAACCCATATAATCCGAACCAGTTTTTTCTGTAGGGGACGGGTTCGGATTATTTGTTTATTTCGAGAGATACGAAACCACCCATTTCCCGAACGGTGTGATAAAGCGCCCCGAATCCAAACCGCGAGGACCGCGAAAAAAGAAATTACCCAAGTAAATAAACAGGCAAGGAAATCCCCAAATCGGCGGATTGCCTTGCCTGTTTCTATGTTTAGTCAACGGCTTGCGTTACAGTTTATTTGTCTGAATTTTCGCCCTCCTGCTGCGCTTTCCATTCGGCAAATTCTCGTTGCCCTTCCTCACTCTCGTAGAAGGCAAGAATATCGGGGAAAATGCACCGCACTATGATCTCAATTTCCCGCTGCGGAATAGAGGTGTTGTTTATCAACTTCTTCTTTCTACCCAACAAACGACTCCTCTCTTATGTATTCAACCGCCTTGATTCAGAATCTTCGCCGCCCGTTTCACATTTTCCGCAGCATTGCCCTTTCGGAAATTCTCACCGTTAAACTGGATGGGGACGCAGACCTCCAAAACTCTGTCATAGATACGGCGCTCGTCCAGAGCAGAGGCTTTCTGCATCACGGAGAGCGGAATATTGGTGGTGACAATCATCGGCTTGCCGGAAAGCAGCCGTTTGTTGACCACATCGAATACGCGCTCTTTACCGAAGCTGGTACTCCGCTCCGCGCCCAGGTCATCCAAAATCAGTAGCTCCGGGCGCATCAGCATTTTCAGGTAGACATCCCGGTCAGCGCCGAAATTGCCCTGCATTCGGTTCACCACATCGGACAGACCGACGAACAGGACAGAAACCATTTTCTCTATCAGGGCGTTGGCAATGCAGCCCGCCGCGTATGATTTTCCGGCACCCACATCCCCGAACAGGAGCAGCCCGGTCCCCTCCCTACGGAACTCATCCCAGTTTTCAGAATAGGCCCTTGCCTTGGCAAGCTGCGGAGTCATAATCCCGACATTTTTAAACCGCCACCCGGCTGCGGGAATATCCCGAAACGCTTCAGAACGGAGCATGGCAATTCGGTTCAGACGTTCCAGCTCCCGCTGCTTCGCCTCGTGCCGCGCCCGTTCCTCAGCTGCGCATTTACAGGCAATCGGATGCTTATCCAACCCGTTTTTGCGGTACGGTTCAGGGAAATAGGCCTCCTTGGGCGTGTGGCACTTGCCGCAGTATTTCAGCCCGTCATCCGGGTTGATATAGTCATCCGGGGCGGTGTTCAGGGTATCTGCTGCCTCAACGATTGCAGCCATGATTGGATTTACATTCACAAGTATTCTCCTTCCTCGTATGTCTCTGTGTAGTCGTAATTCTTGCTGGGCTTCGACTTGCTGTCCTCGTCCAGCCACTTGCGGATTGTAGCGTAATGGTTGGCATAGTGCTTTCCGCTGGATGCCATATAGGCCAACAGCCGGTTGATGTAATCCTTATATTGGCCGGGATATGTGGATTGCAGATCGGCCAATTCCCTGTCCAAAAGAAAACATTCTGATACTGTCCAAAACAGCGGCGGGCGTTCTCCCTTCTGTTATTCTGACTGGAATCTGTTTCCTTCTTCTCATTCTTACTTGTGGGCAAATTTTGCCCCACACAAGGGGAAGATTCCTGCCTATCCATAGGGCAGAATTTACCCTTTGGATGGGAAGAAAGCTGCACCTCATCGGGCAGTTGCAGGAAAATGCGGTTTGCCCGGTTCCAGCCTTGCTGGACGCGGGTGATGAGGCCCCCGTTTTCCAGTTCGGCCAGTGCGGCCTTGACCGTCCTCTCGCTCCGGTTCAGGTCATTCGCCATCTGACGGATGGTGTAAATCACATAAACACCCCCATCCTCAGACACCCAGCCGGATTTCTGGGAGAGCTGTGTGCGTCCCAGCAACAGGGCATAGAGCAGTTTGGCATTGATTGAGTATTCTCCCTCAAGGATAAACCGGGGTAACGGCACGAAAGGCGGCAGCGAGGTATCGGTTTTATAGTAGATGGAGCATCACTTCCTTTCTCCGGCACAGGGCAATTAGAGCGGACGGCGGGATCGTTTGGAGTGGTAATGCGGGCAGACGATCACCGCAGCACGGAAACTTTGTTTGCAGTTGTAGACGCACTTGCGGCACAAGGCGTTATAGACGATGCGTCCACGGTCATTCAGGAAGAACGCCCATTCTTCTTTTCTCTTTTTGCTCATACGCGGCATAGCGGCCTCCTATCATTACAATTCCTTTCGCTGGGTCTCTTTGAGCAGCGACCAAATCTCGGCTTGCCGTTCTTTCAGCTCCTCAACATCCTCAGCATAGAAATGCCCGGTGCTATTGATCCGGCGGCAAATCTGATTGATATTGCTGGCAACCCGGCTAACGGCGGCGGCCAGTTTCTTCTGCTGGGTGTAGTCCACTTTGATGATGTAACCGTCAATCGCCATCTTGCGAAGATACGCGCCCATGTTCTTGGTGCCGAGCTGCGCCATTTTGCTTTGGATGAGCCGCCGCTCCTGCTCGGTGACGCAGAACTCGATGCGAATCGGACTTGTGCGTTCAGTCATGTTGCTATTCGCCTCCTTTAAACTACAACGGACATTTTCTCCGAGAAAAGCAGGGGTCTGCCTGAAAAAAGTGAAAATAAAAATGCTCCCGGCTTTTGAAAAAGCGGAAGCATTATGAGCTGCGGATATGAGATTTCAGAGAACAGCAAGCACAGCCGCTGTCCGTACACAGCGGCGAAATGTGTGCTCCGGCCTGTCAGCCAGTTTGCCCATTTGTTCTTGTTGGGAGCACCCAAACCCGTTGATTTTATGCAAGACTATTGACTACAATCATAATATTAAATCCAGTTTTATGCGTATAGTTTCGCCATCGTTGTTGACTATCATCGTGATTTTGAGTATACTATTATCAGGTTGTTATTGCGAGGTGAGCGGATGGACTATATGGCGGAACTCGCCGCGATTGCAAAAGAAAATGGCGGCATCATCGAAACGAAAACGGCGGCGCAGTACGGCATTTCCAAAGCGATGCTCTACAAGCTGTGCAAAGCAGAAAAGATTCACCGTATTGTCAAGGGGCAGTATGTTCTCCCGGAGGATATGCAGGACGAACTGCTGTCCATCAGCCGCCGGTCAGGAAAGATTATTTTTTCCCACGAGACGGCGCTGTTTCTTCATGGGATTTCCGACCGGACACCTTTTGAGCACACCGTCACTGCTCCTTCCGGCTGCATCCCATCTGCGGCTATCAAGGTGGAGTGCAAGGTGTACTACATCAAGCCGGAGCTGTTCGAGCTGGGCAAAACAATGCTGCAAACGCCCGCTGGGAATCCTGTTCCCTGCTATGATTTGGAGCGCACTATCTGCGATGTGATCCGCAGCCGTAACAAGATCGGGACAGAGACTTTTTTATCGGCGCTGAAACAGTACGCTGCCAGCTCAAAGAAGGATTTGAACCGGCTGGATGAGTACGCCCGTCAGATGCGTGTATCGGGCGTCCTGCGTCAATATTTGGAGGTGCTATTGTGA